CGAGGGAATGTACCATCAAATAGAACCTTACTAAAACTTGAAAAATTTATTGAAAAAAAGGGATTGTAAAACCTTTTTTTTGTTTTAACTTTGTAAAATTAGAAAATATGAACCAAAAAGATTTTGACCTATTAAAAGAAGAATTAAATTGCCCTGTTTGTGAATCGAAAGAAATTGATTTATTCTTTGAGGACATAGATTGCGAAACAGTTGAACTAGAAGCGGTAATTAACGACTATTTCAAATCTGAGAACTCTTTTATTTGTGAATGCACAGAGTGTAATCATATTGATGATTATATGCACTTTGACGATGAAACCTATTTCGAACAAAGAAGAAGATTCCACAAATTTATTCAAAGGCAACAATTAAAAGAATTGGATAAGAAATAACGGTTTGGCAATATAAATAGTAGGGGAGTAAGGTACGGGTTAGCATGAGTCCCGTTAAAATAGGTGAAATTACGAAAGTGGATAGCCAACTACAATACTACCCCTATTATTTATATTTTTAGTTAGAAACTTTTAAAAATTATGATACTTTTAAAATTAAATAAACATTGATATGAAACAGAAAACTAACATTTTAGCACAATTTAAGCAATGGATTTTATCTATTGTTATGCCTCGTTTGTTATTTAACATCACTTTCAAAAAAGTGCAAAAGAAACAATTTGGTAGATGTATAACATGCAAGGCTTCGGATATATGCCATAAAATTAACTACTGCAAATGTTCTGATGACCAACAATATGAACTTAGAGTAAATGAGGCATAACGAGATGGTTATAAGATTAAGCGAAGCGACCCGTAGGGTTAATTTTATAACGTGTTACCTACTGGCACGGTAAATACAGCAGAATGTTGATTAAATGAACGAAACTAATAATTTAAAAAGCGAAGCAATGGCAAATTTTGAAGACATAATTTATAACACAACAAGAGGTATTTATAATTTAGAAGATAAGCTTAGAATAGCTATCCCTTTTATATTTTGCTATAAAATGGATACAAGATTATTCGCAGAACTTATGTATACGGATAATCATAATAAATTCATCGAACACTTAAATAGCGTGTATGATTGTTATGATGTTGATTTTACTATAAATTTTGATGATAAGTTAATTAGAGATTGTTTTAAAAAAACACTCTTAAAAATTAAGGAAATTTATGACAAAAATGGTTTTTATAAAGCTGTATACGACAAGGATAATTACGCCTTAGCTGTAATTGATATAGTTAATCGCAAGTTTAATAAAATTGAATTTAAAAAATACAAATGTACTGATTGCGGATATGAAAATTTTAAATTCAATAATGGCGAGACTCGTGTAGGTTTTTGTAGTAATTGTGAACATCCACTTTGGAATTAAATAATAAAAAGATATGAATTTTAGTTATGTAGCCATAAAATGGATTGAGTATAAAAAAAGTTTCATAAAGGAATCCAGTATTTCAACTTATAATCAGATTTTGTATAATCATATTTTACCAATTTTCGGGAATTATGAAAACGAAATATTAACAGAAGATGTTCAGAATTTTATTTTAAACAAAAAAACACAAAAATTAAGCCGTAACTACATCAAAGATATGGTTGTTACCATAAAAGAAATAACAAAATACGGCGATAAGAATAATATGTTTAAAAAATTTAATAGTGAAATAGAATGGCCGACAAGATTTTACAATGATGGATATAAAAAAATAGAAAGGCTTTCGCAAGGGGAATTAGAAAGGTTGAAAAGCTATTTAATAGAAAATTTCTCATTTAAAAATTTTGGAATATTATTCTGCCTAAATACTGGAATTAGAATAGGTGAAATGTCCGCTTTAAAATGGGGCGATATTGATGTGAATTCGGAAACAGTCAATATCTATAAAACTGCTCAGCGTATTTACAGTGCTAATTTGATAACAGGAAATAAGGAAACCAAACTAATAGAAGGATCTGCAAAAACAAAGAGTTCACACAGGGAAATACCGCTAAGCTCAGCAATTATTAATATTGCAAAGCCGATGATTAGTAATAAAATAGTGAGTAAAAATCATTATATTTTATCGAATAGCGACAAATGTATTGAACCCCGCACATATCGAAATTATCACAAAAAGCTTTTTAAAGAACTTGAATTGCCTATGTTAAAATTTCATGCATTAAGACATACATTTGCCACGCTATGTATAACATCTGGTGTTGATATCGCAACGGTAAGCAAGCTGCTTGGACACTCAGATGTGTCGACAACTTTAAATGTATACGTACATCCATCAGATAGTGACAAGAGTGAAGCAATAGCTAAAGTATTTGGATAATGGAAATAGACAAAAAAAACCCACTAAGTAATAATAGCCTAATTCGCATTGTTATAAATGCAAAAACGATAGCTATCAGTAACATTGCAGCTAATTTGATTAAAATTAATTACAATGATGGTATAATGTTAACATTCAATTTCAAAGCACGAAAGTGCAGTATTTTTAAAGAAAATGAAGCAGATAGTTTTTATTTTAACGACAAATACAAACACTCATTATCAATGATTAATGATGATTTATGTTATTATTTTAAAAAGTGTTATCAGTTGAAGAATTACGGGACTTATTTTTTTAGCGTAAATGAAAAAAATAACAAATTTGTACTAAAAGAGATGGGAATGTATGATAAAATTTCACATGTATTTTTAAACCCCAATTGTTTTGAAAAAACAAAAGCGGGCGGGGCTTTTTAAATTATGACCAAACAGCACTACACTTTATTAAATGAACGGGTGTAGTGCTTGTAGGTAACGGTGGGGGTTTGTGTAGTACGTTAAGTACTGATGAAATAAATTAGAGCTTAAAAACTAAATATATGAGTGCGAAGGATAAATTAAGAAAACTTATTATAGATGCATGGAAAGATGGTAATATGCAATATAACCCAACAAAAGGCAGTATTGATTACGATGCAGATATTGAGGTGTTTTTAGAAAGCTTCAAGTATAAAATAGATGAGCTGTGCGAGGGGAAGGAGCCAGAACAAAGCTCTGATGAAGTATTACATAAACCTTTAGTTATGGAAAGTGCCTTGCCTAAAGTTCGAGTAAAGCACTATAATTATAAAACAGATGAATTAGTTGTAAAATGTGAAGAGTTACAACGAGAGCAAGATAAAAATATTACTTATGAACCGATGTTGGACACTGTTAAGTGCATCATCTGCCATAAAGAATTAACAGAAGAAGAAAAAGTAGGAGACAGTAATTGTTGTGACCTGTGTTGGTTAAGCACTTAATTGTTTACAACGGTATAGAGATAAGAATAGTGCGTATAACCGCACGAATATTAATAATTAAATACATATTAAAATGAAGAAGAGAAATTTTATTAAAGGATTTGCAGCAGCATTAGTTTTATCTTTTGTTGTGGGTAGTACTTCTTGTACAGATGCTCAGAGGTCTAAAGTTGGGGGGCTAGGTTCTCAATTTAAAGTAGAAATGATAAACTGTGACGGATCTGTTGCTAGAACGTGGATAAGTAGCGGTAAAGTGAGTAGCGAGGCAAATAGCGATGGTTACTACTTTAAAGATAAAAAAAGTGGTAAGTTGATTGAGGTTACTGGCAGATTAATTATAACTAAGCAGTAGCTATTTGGTGGGTAATATAGATAACTCTGTATTACCCACAACGGTTCGCAGATATGAAGCTGTTTTATTAACGAATTAAAAGATACGATATGAATTTAGAAAATATTTACATGTGGGCTAAAGCAATGAATTTGCACGATTTTAAGGCTTTAGTTGCGAAAGAAATTGACAATACACCACCAACAGTAGAGAATAATAACGAGTATGTAGTAGTTAATAAAAATGATTTATCATCTGATGTTAGCAAGCAACGCGAACTGTTAATTGGCTATTATAAGTACTTGCAAAGTAACGTGACTCAGAGTCTGCTAGATATAGACATAGATGCAAGTATAAAACATTACCTAGCCAAATTATAGTTGCTAACGTTGGTATAAGTGGCGTTTTTTCTATGCCATTTATACGTTGTTATAAATCTGGTGCTTTTTTAACACACTAAACCACATACAAAGAACCGTATCTTTTTCTTTTCTTTTTGAGCGGTGGCAAACCATTTTTAAATAAAAATGAAATAAATACCATATATACTGCATCTTTATTTGTTTTATTACCGTATATATGGTATATTTGTTTAACAAAACAATCAGAGATATGAAAAATGAAGCAAGATTTAACGAAGTAAGCAGCAAATTAAACGAGATGTTTAAGGGTAAAAGCGAAGCTAAAAAAGACGAATTAGTTAAAAGCTTAAAAACTTGGAGTAAGTTAAATTCAAACACAGAAGATAAAGGAAAACTTGATGCTATTAAATGTTTTTTAGCTGATAATAATATTTATTAAACTCGACAACCATGATAAAAATAGAAAGCAGAAGCCAGTTAATATCTAAAGCCTTAAAATCTAAAGGCGCAAAAAGAATAACCCTTAATTACAATGGGTTTGATTTAGACATAGAATACTCTTTTCAGCCTTCAGAACCTTGCAATGGTATTAAAGCGGAAATAGATGAAATAAGCGAAATATTATATAACGGCGAGGATATACTGGCATTATTAGAACCACAAAAAAAAGATATTATAAACGCAATTTGGAAGGAGTGGGAAAATGAAGATTAAAGATTTGATAAAAGAACTCGGATTGAAGGAGAAAGACCTTGCTATATTCTTCGGTTTAAAACCTAAAGATTATTATAATTCTTCTGCTCGAAAAAGATACGAAGAAAGTTTTATTCGTATTTATTCTTTTTTTAAGGAAGGGGAAAAAGAAAAGAAAAAGACTTAACAGCACAATGTTACATACGAGCGCAAATATTAAAGCACTTGTTTATAACGTTGAATGTAAGGTGCGTTGCACCACTAACTTAATTTGAAATACAAAACTTAAAATTATGAGTAAAAATAGCAATAAAACTACGACACAATGCACTTTACATGGTGTTAGGCGTAGTGCTTTAAAGTGGTGGAATGGATTAGATAAAAGCCATAAGCGAGTAATTGAGTTTAAAATATATGGTGAAGGTGAACCGTGGGAAGATAATGCATTAACAGTAAATGATATAATACATATGTACAGGAGGTATTACGCCTAACGGAAATAATATGAACTTTAAAAAATTACGGCAATGACCCAAGTATTTGAATTTATATACACCGATTGCATTTATGAAAGTGCGATGGCAACTATTAGCTTACACCGAACCAAAAAGGGTGCATACAAGGCAATGAGAGAATTTTTAGAAACTGGATATGCTGATTGGAGAGATGAAGGTATACTGTATGGTAAACAGCACTTTAAATTTGGAACGCATTGTGCGTGGGCTGTTCGACCGATAGAACTAAAGGAGTAATTTTTTATTGTTTATATTTATTGTTAGGCACTGTGCCTTTTACAATAGGATTACAGACCTACAAATAACAGCGAATAGAATTAATGATACAGGCATTGTGCCTAACGGTACGCAGATATGAAGCGGTTTTATTAACGGAATTGGAAAACTAAACTATTATGGATTTTAAAAAAGAATTAGAAATAGCATTAACTTGCTATATTACTGAAAAGCACACACAAGAGGAATGTTCAGGATTTATTGCAGGTTTTGAAGCCTTGCAAGAAGTAGTTAATAAAAATGATTTATCATCTGATGTTGTGGTTAGCGAAGCGGAGGTTTGCGAGCATGACTATGAACATATTTCTCAAGGTGTACACAAACCGGTGTATTGCTCTAATTGTGGCGAGGAATTATAGCAAACTTAACCACAACGTTGAGTGTTTGTGTAGTGCGACAATACAGCACTGAAAATAATGCGGATAACAAAACTTTAAAATACAAGTGTGATGGCAGATACTAAAATTACAAGACTAAGAAACCTACTTACACCGATGAAAAATTACATTGCGATGGTGAACGCAAACAAACGAGGTGAAAGCATAAGTACACTATTACTAGATAGAGAACTTGAAAACATAAATAAATATAGCAATGAAATTTGGGCAATAATAGCTGAAATACCTAATGATGCGTGCGATGGCAACAATGATAATGCGAGAACTGAACCAGCATTACATAAACACATTGTTAGCAACAACGAGGTACGAGTGATGATTTGCCCAAATTGCAAATGTAACGAATGCCACCCTACTGACGATAATGCGTGCTATTGGTGTCCTGATTGCGACTTGGAATTTGGGGGAATTGGTTGCTAATGGTATGCGGTTATGAGTTGGATTTTTAACGGTTAAAATTGATGAATTATGAGCGATATAAATTATACAACAGAAGAGTTTAAAATAGCACATGAGTGGCTTATAGAGAATAAAGGAAAGACAAACTTATGTTTCCCAGATTTATTAATTGAAGGGATGAGATTAGTTAAAAATATTACTTATGAACCGGTGTTGGTAACTGTTACTTGCTATACATGCAATGTAACAAAAGGAACTAAACCGAAAGGAGACAACTATTGTAGTATGTGCGACCATTACTTTTAGCAAGTTATTGTTCTCCAACGTATGGTGGTATGAATAGTTGCGACAATAACCGACAATGTTTAATAAATGAACGAATGGTCACATTTTTATTTTTTTTAGGGAGGGATTTTTTATGATACAAATATTTAATGATAGGTTTGAAAACGTATTGCCAAATATAAAATTTGATGCAATAATTACAGACCCACCTTACCCAGATTATATGCCAGAAGAATATCATTATTATGATGGGTTGTTGGATTGGGTAAAAAACTATGAATGCAGACAAATAATATTTTGGAGCGCAAAAGTTGAATTCCCATTGGATTTTACAGCAAAGCATATTTGGGATAAAAAGTGCGGTGTTGGTTCGATGTACGAAGTAATTTATGAACGGAATGGAGGTAAGGCATATAAAGTTTATAACTATTACTTAATTAATAGCACGGTTGCAGCCAGTTACGCAAGAGATACATTTTATAACCACCCAAGCCAAAAACCAATAGGATTGATGCGAAAGTTGGTATTAGAGAATACAAAGGAAGGTGATACAATATTCGACCCTTTTATGGGCAGCGGCAGTACTGCAATAGCTGCAATAAAAGAAGGTAGAAACTTTATCGGGTGCGAATTAAACCCTGAATATTTTAAGATGGTACAAAGTAGAGTAAAACAGTTTGAAGATATGCCGACTTTATTTTAATGGTTTTGCAAAAACCAAAGAGCGTGGGCAAAAAAAATAAAAATACTTGCACAATGTTGATTAAATGTAGAAACCAAGCAATTATTTATACCACGTGTTAGCGTGTCGTTTTAATGCACGCTAACTACATATATGAACACCTTAAAAACTAAAACATCATGAACAACCTATTAACAAAGGCGGAGAAGAAACGCATTGCAAAAACTTGTAAAGCCAATCCATACAAATCATTTAAGATTTTAGAGCAATTTTGCAAGGAATTGAAAATAATGTCAGTCCGAGATTTTGCAAAGATTTCAACCAAAAGTGAAAGGACTATTTATAATATGGTTAAAGATACTGAGAATGCAGAAATAGAAATACTATCTATTTTTAGTACTACATTTATCCCCGCGAAACTAAATAAAGATATTTTAAAATGACAGAAGCACAAATTCAATATGAATGTGTAAAATGGTTGAGAAATACACATCTGGAAACATACGGCCTATTCTATGAAGTTAATAATAACCCGGCAAATAAACGTCAAGGGGGAATTCGCAAATCAATGGGGATGGTTCCGGGTGTTTCTGACTGTTGCTTTCATTGGAAATCGAAAACTTATTTTATCGAGTTTAAAGATGCTAAAGGTAGACAACAACCAATTCAAAAAGAATGGCAAAAAATTGTCGAATCACACGGGTTTGAATACCATATTGTTAGAAGCTTAACCCAATTTCAAACAATTATAAATGGATTACTTAACTAAAGTATACAATTATTTAGATGAACTAGCACCAGGAAAGGTTCTCGATATAACTAAAATGAAACAACCGAACCGATTCTTGTGTGCGCTTAATTATTTATACGAACTAAAACTTATTACAAATTATGGATGGAGTATCAACAAAAACTGGACGAGAATCAGAAAACATAGATCGCTTAATTATGGACTTTATAAACGTTCATAAAGCGGATTATTTAGAACTAAAACCGTACATTCAATATTTACGGGCAGCATTCGCGCTCGGTGTTGAAGAAGGAATTAAAATGCAAGTAAAAAAAACAGATAAAATTGAATTAAAAATGTTTAAATAACTTGTAAGTTAAGAAAATTATACTACTTTTACATCATACTATAAAAGCAACTAATTAACTCAACTAATGAAAGAAATGATTTTAATTTTAAATTCGGACTCCAAAACCCGATTACAATTAGCAAACGACCTCGCAGAAAGAACGAGAAGCGTTCACCACTCAACAGATAAGCCGGAAGAAATAGAATCGCTAAGCTGCATTTCAGATGTAGTTATTTTAGAGGAAATATTTTTCGACTATAAATTCAAAATTTTGCACCACTACAAGAAAATGGCAAATAACACCACTCTTATAGTTACCTCGCAAGATATGTTTTCAACCGATTTAATAGAACTAGAACACGAATTACTCACAATTGAATTATAAATTTATGGATTTAGAAAAACTTAAAGAACCGTTTCTTCCAAAATGGAGAGTACAGTCAATTAAACAAGGAAAAGCCATTTGTGTGGCTTACCTCGATGCGCGACAAGTGCAAGAACGCTTCGATGATGTTTGCGGTGCTAAGAACTGGCAAAACACGTATGATAGTGAAACAGGAGTTTCCTCAATCGGAATACTAATAGATAACGATTGGGTATGGAAATCAGATGTCGGAACAGAATCCAACGTTGAAAAGATTAAAGGAAAAGCCTCTGATGCTTTTAAACGTGCTGCCGTTCTTTGGGGCGTAGGGCGTGAGCTTTACAATAAAGGAACTAAAGCTTTAAACGCAGAAGGGAAAACACCTATAACGAAAAAAGGTGCTAAACTTTGGACTGGTGATCAACTTTCAAACTACCTAAACGGAATGTCTGAAGGAAAAGCACTACTTGCGCAAATTTGGAACTTAAACAAAGAATTGCACGAGGATAAAGATTTTAAAACAGCAATGTCAACCCTTAAAGAACTAGTATAATATGTTTGACGATATAGAAAAACAACTAGAAGAAAAAGCAATTGTCACCAATGAAATCGATCAGATTGAAGTTGATGAATTTGCAAAAGAAGAACGGTGGCTACAGAAACGCCTCGGAAGAATAACCGCAAGCACCCTACCCGATTTAATGAAAAAAGGTCGTGGAACGGACTGGGGCGAAACAGCAAAAAAAGTTCTTTACCCCGTGAAATACGAGCGAAGAACAAAACTTTTGCGCCAATCAAATAACAGCGTGTTTAATTTTAAATTTGGACACGAAAACGAACCGAGAGCAATTGAATGGCTTAAACGAAACGGGTACAAAATAACCCACTCAGACGATTGCGAAGATATAATCTTTAATACTCCCTTTGATGGTTTTGGAGATTCGCCCGATTTTATAGGTGATAAATTGGCGGGAGAAATTAAATGCCATGTGGACCAAGGAAAAATCGAAGCCTATAGAGAAATGACGGAAATTACTCATAAACATGAGAACTATTGGCAGTTTATCGGACACTTTATTGGTATGCCAGAGGCTGAAACACTTCTTTTTGTTTCATACGATGCTTATGCAGATAGCGCCCATTTAATAGAAATGAAGCGTGAAGAACACGAAGAAAATATCGAAAAGTGTATTGAAAGAATAAAATTCGCGAACGAATATATTAATAGTAATAACCCAATAAACGAACTAAAATGAAAGAACTAAAATTGAAATTCTTAGCCGGTGACAAAGCGTTTACCATTAACGAATGCAAAATTATTCAGGCGGAAGTCAGAGAAATAGAAATAAAACCGGATGAAATAAAATTCCTCCTAAGAAACGAAGATGGATTTTACTTCCGGAAAGAACACGAATTATTTGAAACAAAAGAAGCATTAATTAATAACTTAACAAATTAAAATTATGGGGAAAATTTCAGGAAAAGTAAATCTTCAACTATTAAAAAGTAAAATGGTTGAAAAAGATGGTAAAAACTATTTAATAATCGGTATCGAATCAAACCACCTAATCAAAGGAAAAAAAGGTGTATATCTTGACCTTGCAGCGTGGGAAATCAAGAACAAACAAACAGATTCAAAAGATACCCATATTGTTAAACAGTCACTACCTAAAGAAGTATTCGAAAAGATGACCGATGACCAGAAAAAAGAAATGCCTATTATCGGGAATCTTGTTGATTGGGATAATGTAGGCGGTGGAAGTGGGTATTCGGAACCAACACCGGTTCAAGATGAAGAAATAGATGATGATTTACCGTTCTGATAACTAATTGATTAACAGGGGGTTAATAGCCCCCTTTTTATATACTACACAAATGAAAATAACATTAATACAGATCGAAGACATTGAAAACAATCTTCCGGGTTTAAAGCTTAAAGCAAGCACAAAAGCAGATTTAAAACAGGCAATCGAAAAAAAGAAATCGGAACTGGCTGTTAAATCAAAACCATTTGGACTAAAAAAAGAGCTTAACGATCTTTTTGAAACTGGGTTCTGTTTCCTAAAAAGCGAAGACCAGACAACAGAAATCATTCAGCAGATGCGAAGATCAAAGCTTGACATGGATAGGTTAGAAATAGATTTAAAAAACAATCAGCTTACTTGGGAATTATGATTACTTTAAAACAAGATGTAAAAATAGTTGAAAAGCTAATAAAGCTAAAAGATGAAAAACAACTTCGTAAATTCATTATACCGTTTCAACCCGAATATAGACTTACAATATATCTAAAACTTAATCCTTTCGATCAAAGCGATTGGAATAATTTATTGAATTAATTATGATAACCCTTCGCCCTTATCAGCAAAAAATGGTTGATGGTGTTACTCACTATTTTAATCATGGGTTGAAACGCTTGCTTGTTTACGGAGCGATGCGATGTGGAAAAACGATTGTTTTTTGCTACATCGCAGCCGGAGCAAAAAAGAAAGGAAATCGGGTGTTAATAGTAACAGATAGAAAAGTTCTATTCACGCAAACAAGCGAAAGCCTAAGAGCGTTTGACCTTCACCCCTTTGATATAAAGGCAGGGATTAAACACACCCCAAAAAACGGTGAACAGATAATGATCGCTACATCCGTATCACTTGAAAATAGATTAAAGAAAACCGATTGGAGAAGAGAACTATCAAAGATTGATATTATTATAATTGATGAAGCACACCGACAGTCATTTAACTATATTTTTGATGAACCTATATTCAACAATAAACTAATTCTTGGATTTACCGGGTCACCAATTCGCACAGGAAAACAATTGCAGTTAGGTGATCAATATCAACAAATAGTCAGTGGTCCAAATACGCAAGAACTTGAAAAACTTGGTTACTCCGTACCGCTTCGGGTATTCGATTATCCTTCGCCAGATATGCATGATGTAAAGAAAGATTCACAAGGGGAATTCAACAATTATGAAACGTATAAGAAATTTGATTCACCTACGCTTTATTCTGGCGTTGTTGATAACTGGCTTAAAATTTGTCCTAATGTTTGCACTATTGTTTATTGCGTTAATATTGTTCACGCTGTCAAGACTTGTGAAGCGTTTAACCAAAAAGGAATCAAGGCAAGGTTTATCACCTCCGCAGTTAGTAAACCGAAAGAATTACAACTCGGAGCAACAAAAGCACAGCAGACAAAATACAGAATAAAAAAAGAGGCTTACGATTATTACGAATACGGGGCTAACCGCTGGGCAGGGAATGTCGAAGATTGGAAACGGGGCGATTATTCTGTCCTTGTTAACTGCGATATTTTTACATTTGGCTTCGATCACCCTCAACTTATATGCGGTATTCTTAATAGGGCAACGAATTCAACGGCTTTATTACTTCAAATGGGTCTACGCCCTGCAACACCCTACAATGGCAAAAAAACGGCTTATTTACTCGATTTTGGAGGTAACGTTGATCGATTAGCAGATGGGCAATATAATAAGGTTTTTGAATGGTCACTTTTTCACTCTACAAAAGAAAAAAGCGCAGGCATTCCAGTTTCTAAAGAATGCCCGAAATGTCACGCCCTTTTGCTTTCAGGTGCTAAGTATTGCACGACACCGAATTGCGGATATGAATTCCCAAAAAGTAAAAAAGAGCAGTTTGTTGAACTAATAGAAAAGAAGTATTCAACCCTTAACGCTAAAGAAATTAAACCGCGACAAATGACCGTTGCCGAACTTATAGAATACACAAAGCAAAAAGGATATAAAAAAGCATGGTTATGGCGACAGATTTACACCGCACACGGGGAAACAGCCTTGAAACTATACGCAAAAAAGAACGGGTATCACCATTCATGGGTGAAAAGGGTTGTTAGTAGATATTAAATAAATTATTATCTTTGTAAAAAACGAAATGAAATGATAAACGAGGAAAGGAGTATATTTAAACACAAGCTGAAACAATATTGTAAACTGAATTTTATTTCACAGCGAAGCATCGCCAGAAAAATAGGGATTTCAGATCAAGAATTTCACAATATGCTCGTTGGATTTCAAAACGAGGTTTCACATGCTTCGCTAAACTGGGAACGATTTACGTTCGAAGTTTTAAAAGTTTTAAACGTAAAAGAGTTGTAATACTAGAAAATTTATATATATTTACAATGCCGCTTCAAAACACGGAGCGGATTTTTTACCCCTAATAATTTATAACTTATAAACAATAAAACACAATGAAAAAATTAAAACACGACATTACAAAATTAAAAACGGTGGCTAACTACGCTAAAAGTAAGGGCGTTACACCAACAAGAATCTATCAGCTTGAAAAATCCGGTGAAATAGATATAGTATTAATTGACGGAGTTAAATTCGTAGAAGTATGAAATTCCAATACTATCCGGCACAAGTAAAATCAAATACTCCTATCGGATTTGTAAGTTTAGATGAGTTTATTCGAGCGCATAAAAAGCCACGCCCCGAAACGATTAAAATATTTGAACAGATTGCTAAAGCAGAAGCAGAAAACAACCAAGAGTTAAAAGCTGAACTAAAGCAAAATAATCTATATTATTTTACTCCATGTATAACTATTATAAAATATAGAAGATATTCAGATATAAGTACTTTTAATGGTATTGCCGTTCTTGACTTCGATCATATTGATAATGCAGAAGAATTAAAAGAATATATCTTTAATGAATATAAATTTATTATCGCTGCATGGCTTTCCCCATCAAAACGAGGCGTAAAAGCACTTTTAAAAATTCCTATTGTAAAAACAATTGAAGATTTTAGGGATTATTATAGAGCAATAGAAAAAACTTTTGAAATATATGATGGTTGGGATGGAACAAATAAAAATGCCGTATTGCCATTATTTCAATCATACGACCCGAATCTATTACAGAGAGATAATGCGAAAACTTTTAAGGATAGAATAAAAGAGCAGCAGTCAGACCCAGTTAAAAAGTATACCGTAAAATATAGCGGAAGCGATAATAAAGAACGTTTAATATTAAAGATGGCTGAAACTGGAATTATAAGAATATCAGCACCCGGACACCCTCAACTTAGAAGTATTTGTCGCGCTCTTGGTGGTTATGTAGCTGCAGGGTATATCAATAAAACTATTCTTCTTTCACACGTTGATAGACTGATAGAGAGTAATAGTTATTTATGTAAAGGAACGAAAGGATATAAAAAAACCGCTCGTTGGGCTATTGATGCCGGAGCAAAAAAACCTATTTATCTAGTATGAAAAACGAATTTTTAAAGCCAGAGTTCAAAGATTATATGGATGCGGTGAGTTATTATAATGAATATAAACTTGATGCCGCAATAAATGTTTTTAACGCATATCATAAAAGAAACAAAAAAGGAAAATCTATTGAAATAAAAGATTACAAAACAAAGGGAAAAGAAATTGTAATAAAAAATAATTCTTTCATTGTTGGATATTCAGATACTTTAAAACTACCTAATAATACTGAATTGACACCTTTTCAAGTTCTTTTAATACTTCAATTCAAGGGTAATATCAGAGCAGCGATTTTATATCTTGAACGAAAGTATATGAGAACAGATATGCCATATATTAGAGTAGGGGTTGATTATTATAAATTGATTCTAAAACCTGACCGATACGGAATTGAACGCCAAGAACTAAAACGGTGGTCCAAAACTGAATTAATCACCGACTACGGAAAAGAAATTACAGATATTATTCCTAAATGCGATGATTTTACAATTGAGCCGGATAACTTGAACTATCAGCCGATAATAAAAAGCCGATCAAATGTATATCGAAATCTTTACTCTAAATTCGACCACGATGCAAAACTTGGCGAATGGAAATGGACTAAAATTCTACTAGACCACGTTTTTGGGGAACAATACGAATTAGGACTTAAATATATGCAATGTCTTTATTTAATACCGAAACAGATATTACCAATTTTGGTTCTAGCATCAAGAGAAAGAACAACAGGAAAAACGACCTTTATTAACTGGTGTAATCAAATTTTCGGGGCGAATGCTACAATAATAAACCCAACAGACCTCACAAGCGATTTTAACGGGTCATACGCAAGCTGTAATGTCATAGCTATAGAAGAAACTATGTTAGACAAAAATACGTCAATAGAGAAGCTTAAAAGCATTACAACAGCGAAATACATTTCAGTTAATAGAAAGAATGTCGATCATTATAAAATTCCTTTTTTCGGAAAAGTAATTATCGCGACTAATAACGTTGAAAACTTTGCCCGTATAGATGACGAAGAAATCAGATTTTGGGTGCGTGAAATACCAAAAATTAAGTTTCAAAATCCAGATATTGAAACTGATCTTGCAAAAGAAATCCCCGCTTTTCTTCAATATTTGAAATCACTACCGGATATAGAGATTAAATCGCGAATGGTTTTCACCCCAGAGGAAATCGCAAACAATACACTTGATATAGTGAAAAAGGAAAGTAAGCCTACACTTTATAAGGAATTAGTCTTAAATATAATGAATCATTTTGATGAAACTGGACTGCCGGAAGTTGAAATGACATTAAAAGATATTAAAGACACTTGGTTCATAAATAATCATAAAGTGAATACTCCATATATAAAAACAATATTAATCGACCATTTCAGCTTGGAACAACCCCTAAATAGATATTATACACCTATTCACTCGCATGAATTTGATAAGAAGAAAAAAGGTCGTGCGTATCTATTCAGTAAAGATTTGCTTCGAGATATTGAATGGACTGAATTAGAAGAACACGAAGAACAATCGCCGTTTTAATTAGAAACACTATGAAAATGCAACTTTGTTCTAAAAATATCAACTTTGTTCTAACTGTTCTATTACTGTTCTACTCTAATTAACTATATATTAGTATATTATATTACTTTAGAACAATAGAACAGTTAAATAACTAATATTAGTAAAACCTTAAAAGTGTACACCTTTTAACTTATAGCAAGTTCAGAAATACGCGTTTCTATGTTCTAACACTAAAAAAACACTATGAAATACACAAAAGAAGATCAAAACAGAATCAATTTAATTGCACTATTAGAAGATTACCAACATGCCTTGATGATTGAACTGAACCCACGAATGAGACACGGAATGAAAAAAATGCTAAATAATTGTATCTTGCATACTGGTAAATTTATCCGAGAATGCGATTCTATTATTTTAGAAACAGAAGATTTCGGGGAAACATCAGACCAAATACGCGAACTAATAGAAAAAAATATAACATGGAGCAATTCAGAAAACGATTAATAGGGCAGGCAATAGCATATAATTCAGTGCTAACAATCGAATACCTAGATAACAAGGAAACAAGTGCGTTGATATGTTATGCACACCCGGAAGAGAGAACAGAACTAATTCAAGAATATATTAACCTTAAAAACAAACAATTATTATGAAGTATTTATTTATTATTTTAACGGCAAGCGCGATTATCTCACAGCTACCTCACATTTACTACACATTTCAATCTTTTTCAAGATTAACAGGTTGGCTAAAAGAAGTTCAAGCAATAATGTTTTGCGGCATTCTTTCAGTAGCAATCTTTGGTTTTGTGTTAATTGAAAAACCCGCTTTAGCATTAACTGGGGCGGGAATTGAAGTAGTTATTAATTTATATTATTATTCAATGGCGTTTTGGGCAAGAAAGGGCGTAAAATTCGATCTTCGTAAAAATTGGGTCGCATATTTCTTCGGGATTCTTATGCCATTTCTAATCTATATTTTCGCTGAACAGATAATGGAATTAAGTTAATTTTGCTATCTTTACAAACTATGGCATACATTTTAAGATCACAATCAGACCCAACCCTTTATATGAACGGGGCAATTTTGGACGGCAAAAGGGTATTAATTACCCCTTTTTCACCTATAACAAACGCAAGACAATTCGAAACAATAGCAGAAGCACAAACAGCAATGGAAGAATCATTGGTGCCGATGACAATAGTGGAGGTATAGATTATGGCATACGATAAAGAGGAAGTATTTGAAGAGGTTATAAAAGTTATTAGAGATAATAAGCTAAAGCACTTTTATTATATCGAAGGATTCATTGAACCTACAACGCCTACATTATATGAATTCTTCCCTTTAGAATCTGATGAATTTAATACTATAAAAAGGGAATTAGGATTAAATAAAATTGCATCGAAAAATAAAATGGTTAATAAATGGGAGGATTCAGAAAACGCCGCCCTACAAATAGCGGCGTTTAAGCTTATTGCAACTGATGAAGAAAGAGAGGCTTTATCAACTAATTACCAAAAAGTAGATCAAAAAACTGAGGATATTACACTTACCCCAGAAGAAAGGGAGGCGAAAATTAAAGACATAGAATCTAAATTAAAGAATCTTGAACGCTGATAAATTAGAATTACTTGAAGCAAAATATAAACTAAAAAAGGATGAGTTAAGATATAGAGCTAAATCCGACATACTTGCTTTCACGAAATATACTAAAGAAGATTATCTTACCAACTGGCATCATCAAATTTTATGTGATAAGCTAAACAAATTCGCTCGGGGCGAAATAAAAAGAATGATGGTGTTTATGCCGCCACAGCATGGTAAATCAGAGCTGACTTCCAGACGTTTACCTGCTTTCATGTTAGGATTAAACCCGAATCTTAGAATTGCCCTTTGTGCCTATAATTCAACTTTTGCCAGTAAATTTAACAGGCAGATAAAAAGAATTATGACTGAGCCTTCATATAATGAAGTGTTTCCGGAAACAACATTATCAAATTCAAAAACAAGTGATTTCGTAAAAACTGCGGATGAATTCGAAGTTGTAAATAAAAGCGGCTCTTTTATTTCTGTTGGCGTTGGTGGCGGTATCACAGGAAACCCGGTTGATATCGCGCTTATCGATGACCCGATAAAAGGAGCAGAAGAAGCAGGCTCGCAAACATATCGTGAGAAAGTTTGGGAATGGTACACAACCGAATTAAGTACTCGATTAAATAATAATAGTCAGGTTCTTTTAACATTAACACGGTGGAATGTTGAAGATATTGCCGGAAAAATAATTGAAGCTTCGAAAAGCAGCCACGCCAAAGATTGGGAGATAGTTACTTTTCCACGTATTAAGATTGATAACTCAAACCCTAATGACCCGCGAGAAATAGGCGAGGTTCTTTGGGAAGAAATGCACAGTTACGAATCAGCGATGGAGGCAAAGCAAATCAATCCGGTAAAGTTTGAAGCCTTACAGCAACAGAACCCCAAAATTATGGAGGCAGGGTCAGAATTCTACAAAGCATTTAATCAAGATATACACGTTACCGAATGCCAGTATAATGAATACTTACCGCTCCATATATCACTAGATGAAAACGTAAATCCGTACATTACAGCAACTTTATATCAAGTTGAAGGTAATTGCATAACTCAGATAGATGAACTTTGTTTGGCACACCCGAAGAATACGGTTCGTATGCTTGCGGAGGAATTCATGATGCGATACCCGAATCATAAAACTGGTTTATTTATTTATGGTGATGCTACTTCACAGAAAGCAGATACAAAATTGGAAAAGGGGCAAAACTTCTTCACCCTGTTTTGTAAGTATATTGAACATTATTACCCATCATTAAGAGTTGGAAGAAGTAATCCTTCCGTTGCTATGCGTGGTAATTGGATAAACGATTGCTTTGAAACTGATAGCATAAAAATTCGTATTTCGGAAAAGTGTCATAATTCAATAGCAGATTTTCAATTTTTAAAAGAAGATTCCGATGGTACGAAATCAAAAAAGAAAATCAAAGATATTCGTACTGGCATAAGCTATGAACAATATGGTCATTGTTTTATTGCCGGAACTAAGATTAAAACTATTCTAGGAGATAAAAACATTGAAGATGTAAAACTTGGCGATTATGTTCTTACAAGAAAAGGATATAAACCCGTTTTTAAATCTGGATTAACGCGAAAAAACGCAATAGTTAGAACATATAAAATAGGGAATAACGAAATAACTTGCACACCAGACCATAAAATATTCACTAATAATCAAGGTTTTAAAAGTGCCTCTACTCTGATAGGTTCGAATACTTTTTGTATCTTTACCCCTAAATTGGGAGTATGGAAAAAGAAACGATTATCTATAATGGATTTAAGTTTCATCGATATGATGAAAAGTATTTCAGGGGGTGGGTTCGAGGTGATAAAAAATATCTTCATAGATATATTTGGGAATGCGAAAAAGACACGATTCCCGAAAAACATCATATCCATCATAAAGATGGTAGTATCAGCAATAATAATATTGCCAATCTTATTTGTGTTGATGGGCGCAAGCATTTATCAGATCATTACAAAAATCTTTCAGAAGAAGAAAAACAAAGGAAAAAGCGGTGTCTTGAAGAATGCGCACGACCTAAAGCAATTGAATGGCATAAATCAGAAGAAGGAAGAAAGTGGCACAAGAAACACGCTAAAGAATCTCTATTCGGGAAAGAAAGGGTTATTGAATGTCTTGAATGTAGTTCGAAATTTACTCAAACAGCTAAAGTGGAAACAAAGTTCTGTTCAGCAAAGTGCAAGAATAGATATGGCGCAAGGCGAGACAGAAAATTGGGTAAATGGAATGAATCGAGAATCTGTGTTTCTTGCGGTGCAACTTTTGAGGCAAATAAATGGAGTAAAACCAAGAATTGTTCAAGAAAGTGCGCTGCAAAATATAGAAAAGAGAGCAGATGTTTATGATTTAACGGTTAAAGATCAGCCTGAATTTTTTGCGAATAATATTTTAGTTCATAATTGCTCTGATACTTTTGATTATATGATAACGCAAGCTTTCCAACGGGAATTCTTAATGTATCAGCGTGGGGGAAAAGAAACAAAAATGGTTATTGGACGAAACGTGGTCGGATATTAAGAAAAATTACTATCTTTACAAAGAACCAAAAATGTAAAAAAATGAATAATGAAAAGAGTTTAAAAAAAGCGGCTAAGAGAAAGCAAAAAAATACAATGGTAGTGCTTTGTACTTTGTTTGTATTAGCGGGGGCAATAGTAGGTTATTTATTAAAGGATGCGATGATTAGTATTTCATGTATTGTTATAGCCTCTATTTATTTATCGAAATATAAAATTTTTTAAGTGACATTATATTAAATATAGATTACTATCTTTACCTTTCATGTCGTGAGTGAGGTTTTAAAATTGTTTTGACCGCTGCCTTTATTGGTGGCGGTTTTTTTTATATCTTTGGTTCATGGCAATTAAATTCTTCACAATACCCGACCCGATACAGCCGCAAGGCTTAAACGCTAAATTCTTAGTGACAGGCGCAGCCGTTCAAGTAATTAAAGGGACTATCGCCAATATAGTAACCGGTGATATTGAGCAGCAAACAACACAGGAAGGTAATTCATATTTGAATACGCCTGTTATTGATAGACTGGTATTGCCTGCATCTAGCTATACAGATTTAGAAGGTGGTCAAGTTGATTACCCTGAAATATCAATTGACACAGTTATATTCACAGTAACCAAACCAAGAAACATTGTTAAAACGCCAATACAGGGAAGAAACGGAACGGTGAAAGAATATGTTTCTGATAACGATTTTCAAATTAACTGCCGGGGTGTTCTTTCAAGCAAAGCGAATGTTATTCCTGAAAGTGATGCTCAGTTTTTGCGCAGGGCGTTTGAAACCCCGCAACAAATTCCGATAGTAAGTGAATATTTGAATAGTATCTTTGATATTTTCGACATAGTAATTGAATCGTGGTCCATGTCGCAAGTTGAAGGTAAATTCAATGAAATACCTTTTTCCTTTAGTGCTAGTTCGGATTATCCTTTAGACTTCGAGGAATTGGTGTAGCTTCTGAACTTGGTCGGTATAATCAAGTCGACAAGTTACTCCACTATTTGAATAAAAGAAACAATCCCTTTTTTTATCGTGAAATAGCTTCAAGCTATTAAGCTTGTAAAAATTACCGTAGTTATTGAACCCGGCAATTATCAACCATCTATGCGTTAGTTTTATTCGTTCCATATTAAAAATTATTCTTTTTTATTCTTAAAATCCCCATCCGCGTCACAATGCTCAGGAGGGTATCCGTGTTTTCTTATATTCCAATGCCGTAAAAATCTGTTAATAATAATTATTATCAATTGCGAGGGTGTTACAAGTATTAAAGCTATCAATATCCAGTAGCCTATAAACTTCCAAAAACCATCTCTCACGCTATCTGCTAAAATTTGTTGTATTGTTTCCATATTAATTAAGTCTTATATCAAAAGCGAATTTCTTTGTTTCTATACGTTGGATTTTGCTTTGTACCGGTATTCTTTTAAATACTACTACACTATCTAGGGTGAAGGTTTTTTTTGCTGTCATAATTTCTAATTTTTAAATTAATCCCTCATCACCGAAACTGGTTTGCTCTCCCGTGGCAATTTCCAAATTGGTCAACTATAAAATAAGTGTTTGATCCGTTAAACTGAATTTTATAATCGTGTGCTTTTCTAATCGTTTTCATGCTGTTTGTGGTTGTTTATTTATTTGAGTAAAAAGCTTTATTACACTTTTCACATATTGGTCCATCAATTTTATATGGTGTAAATTGAAAATGAGCATCTCTTGGAGGTACTGCAAGTCCATCCTTATTAACTATATCTGAATAACTTGTAATTCTAATGCCGCATAAAGTAGTTCTACCGTTTTCCGTTCTGTGGTGCTTTTGTGTTTTAATGCTTTTCATATCGTTTATTGTTTGTTTGTAATTAATTATACGTAAATATAGTTATTATGTTACAATAAATAATAATAATAGTGATTATTTTTACATTTTTTTTCGTTTACCTCGAATTATATCTACTTTATACACCATCGCCCCGTTTACCTCGAAAGGGAACTTCTTCATTTTGTGAGTGT